TTTCCTTGCTGACAAAGAAGAGTTTCAGGACTATAACTTTGAGGCGTCTGGTCTATCTAATATCTTAGATGTTCTTGCATACAATACGCACTACAATGGCTTGACTGCCAACTTTGCCCTGAACGAGTCTTTCCTTGGAACAGCACAACTACGTAGTTCTATCATTTCTCTGGCTGAGGGAATCGGTTACGTCCCTGATTCAAAGACCTCATCACAGGCAATCATTAAGATGTCACTTAACCTGAGCGGTGTGTCTGATCGTCCCAATACTGTACAACTGGACGATGGATATAAGTTCAACGCGACAGTAGACGAAACCGAATACGTATTCCAAACGATAGAAGACCTCAGCGCCACTGATAATGGAGAGGGTCTGTATATTTTCACAGATGCTTCTGGTAGTCAGAATATCAAAGTTTATGAGGGCACTCGAAGAGTCAAGACTTTCCTTGTGGATGGACAATCGGAGAATCCGATTTATATCATTCCTGATACTGAGATTGATATTGATACTGCGGAAGTGCGGGTATATGAGACACCGTCTTCTTCTCAATTCAGTACATATACCAACATCCTTGAAGCAACCACTATCAGTGAGGCATCTACGTTATTCATTTTGAAAGAGTCCCCAAATGGATTCTTTGAGTTGTCTTTCGGTAATGGTACGACTCTGGGTAAAGCTCCGGCGGCAGGTAACAAGGTGACCGTAACCTATCTAGCCGCAGCTGGCGCAGTGGCAGATACCGCAAAAACCTTTGAACCACAATCCGCAATCACTATTGGTGGAACAGGATACAACGCATCGATCACCACGGTCTCAAATTCTGTGGGTGGTGGTGATAAAGAAACTATTGAATCTATTCGACAAAATGCTCCCTTCCAGTACGCATCTCAGAATCGAATGGTGACGGCGGTAGATTATACCTCTTTGGTACTAAGAAACTATTCTACCTTGATTAAGGATATCACCTCTTTTGGTGGTGAGGAAGCAATTAACCCAGTCTTTGGTACTGTGTTCATGTCTATCCTATTCAACTCTGATGTTTCGGCCGAAACGATACAGACAACAAAGGATTCTATCCTTGACCTTGCGGAACAACTGTCTGTAGCATCATTCAATGTACAGTTTGATGATCCGGTTAAAACATTTGTTGAGACTGAGTTATTCTTCCAGTTCAACCCGAACCTCACGACCCTGTCTCGCAATACAATTCAGGACAGCGTGACAACCGCGATCACAGAATATTTTGATACCAATACTGGCAAGTTCAACCAGTCTTTCCGGCGATCAAATCTGTTGACTCTGATAGACAATGTGAGTCCTGCTATCCTATCATCTCGTGCTACTGTTCGTATGCAGAGACGATTCACTCCAACCTTGACTTTGAAACAAGATCATACGTTGAGGTATGCTGCGGGTATTGCTATACCGGATGATGTTAACCACACGATTACATCAACAGCTTTCACCTTCCAGAACAAGACTTGTGTCTTGAGAAACAAACTAAACACCAATAAGTTAGAAGTCTTCAACCAAGATGATCGTGAAGTGATTGTGGATAACGTGGGCGACTACACTGGCGACACAGTAAAAATCGTGGGGTTACGTGTTGATAACTTTGTGGGTGCTGATCAGTTCATCAAGGTATCAGTCACTCCATCGAATCAGAGTGCACTGACTCCTTTGAGAAACGATGTTCTAGAGTTTGATGCTGGTCAGTCCTTCTCTCGTATCGTAGAAGTGGAGCCTGGGGTTACTAACTAATGTCACACAAAACTGATGATACACTGAAGGATCTGAATCGGAGAGATATTGCCTTTCCGAAATACTATGTCGATGAGGTTCTCCCTGAGTTTTTCGCAGGCACGTATCCGAAACTTATCACACTTCTAGAAGAGTATTATCATTTTGAGGATGGAGATGATGCTCCCTCCAGGCTTGTGAATGAACTATTTTACAACCGTGATGTCACTCAAGCGGACATTCAGTTACTCTCCTATATTGAGGACGAGTTACTTCTGGGACAGTCTTACTTTGAGGGCTTTGCAGACAAACGAGCTGCAGCAAAATTCTCGAACACTTTGTATCGTTCTAAGGGAACCAAGTTCTCTATTCAACAGTTCTTCCGAACTTTCTTTAGTATTGACCCCGAAGTGATTTATACTAAAGAACAAGTATTCAAAGTTGGAGAGGAAGCTTCTAAGGTTGGGTTCGAGTCACAGAAGTTCATTACTGACAATAAATTATATCAAACTTTTGCTATCCTTGTCAAGTCGGAACTCGCGTTTAATGAGTGGAAAGAACCCTACAAACTCTTTGTTCATCCAGCCGGAATGTTCATTGGCAGTCAGGTACAGATTGTATCTCAGGTAACAGACACTCTGACCGCACCTCAAGTAATCGAAGCTCCTGTACCACCTTTCGTGGTGGAAGATACCGCATCATTTGGAGACTTCGCATCGACGGATCTTACAGCACTAGTGGACGATATACATACAGATTCGGATGGCGTGTTGTTTAGAATCAACCCAGTACTAACCGACATGAGAAACTTCTCTCTACTGGATCTTCAGACTATAGAGAATCAGTATTCATCGTTGCGTGAAGCTCAGACTGCTTCGTCACCCACATTCGATGATTCGGATGAGTTTGAGACGAATGGTATGGATATGAGTAACAACTTCTTCTTTGAAACGATGGATCAAGAGAGACACCGTTGGTACAGTGGTGATTCGGATCAGTACATGAAAAGTTTTACACTTTAGTCAATAACACTTATAAATAGATAAAACAGACGGATTAAAAAATGGCACGACAAACTATAAATCGTGGAACAACAGCGAATGATGGTACAGGGGATACCCTGCGTACTGCTGCCCAGAAGATTAATGAGAACTTCACAGAACTCTATTTGTCTATTGGTGGTGATTCAGCCTCTGCGACAGTAACTTTGACCGATCTTGGTGTCGTGTTTGAAGGTCAAACAGCGGATGACTTTGAAACTACGTTGGTTGCCGCCGAACCGACTCAAGATAACATTGTCTATGTTCCTGACGATGGTGGTACTCTGATCTTGGATTCGTGTCAACAAACGCTGACCAATAAAACTATCCTAAGTCCTACTCTAACCACTCCGTCTATCAAGGACAATGATTCAAGTCACACCTACAACATTACCGTAGGCAACTTGTCGGCCAATCGTGACATTGCGATTCCCACACTGTCATCTGATGACACCTTTGTGTTTGCCGATGCAACACAAACTCTTACTAACAAGACCATTGATGGATTGACTGTATCAAATCCAACCTTCGGTGGTATCAGTAATGGTTCATTTATACTTGACAGTGCTGGTGAGGAGTATCTCAAGTTTGTAAATGTTTCGAGTGCGGTAAACTTTATAACGATCACTAATGCCGCAACGGGTGATGGTGCTGCAATTGATGTTGAAGGTGATGACACAAACATCAGTCTCAAGCTTGGTGCTAAGGGAACTGGTGGTGTTGAGATCGTAAACAAACTTGTTCTTGAAAAGGGAACAGACGTTTCTTCCACTACTGCGATTGACTTGACCGAACCTTTGACGATATTTAACTCTGGTAGTTTGATTAGTCCGACTATCGGAGATGGAACTATCCAAGGAGAGATGCAAGTCCTATCGAATGTCGGTGCTGGTGAAGTACGACTGACTCCAGCTGGTGGCACTTCAAACATTTTCGGTGTTGATTCCGGTAATGGATTTGTCGCATTTGATGAAGGTGATGGGTGTCAACTCGTTTGGAATAACACAAAAAGTAAATGGTTCTTTGTGTCTAACAACGGCACAGTAACAGGGTAACAAAATGGCGATTGTAACTAACAGATTAAAAAAACAGGTCATTAGTGATATTAAGACAGACTTTGATAGTGCTGATACGTATTACTATGCAGCAATCGGACGTTCTGAGGATTGGAATGATTCTGATATTGCGCCTTCGGCAATTAATAGTCTGAGAGAATCTAGAAATTTCCGACTGTCTGCTCAGTCTGCAAAGAATATTATTGACCTATCCTTTGTTGTGCCACGTTACAACTGGTCATCCGGTGCAGTCTATTCAGCATATGATGATGCCAGTGGTGGTTATCCTACACAATCATATTATGTTATGAATGACAACAACCAAGTTTACATATGCATTCAACAATCAAAGAATGCTTCTGGTCAAGCACAAGTATCTACAGTACAACCAAGTGGTAATACTACAGGTACTCCGTTTGATACTGCTGATGGTTATATCTGGAAGTTCTTATATTCTATCAGTGCATTGGACGCAACTAAATTTATCTCAGCCAATTACATTCCCGTTAAACTACAGGGAGCGACTAACCCAGATTCTCCTGCTCCTGACGTAGAACAACTTGCAGTACAGAATGCTGCAATCGCGGGACAGATCATAGGCTACGCTGTAGATTCCGGTGGTGCTGGGTATACGTCTACTCCTACCATCACGGTACGAGGAGACGGTACGAAAGCAAAGGCAGGAGCCACGATCTCTGGTGGACAGGTGACCAAGGTAGAACTCATCGATAGTTCTGGTAACTATACACTTGGTTCTGGGTATCAGTTTGCCGATGTATCGGTGACTGGTGGTGGTTCTCCGACTAAACCTGCAAAGGTTCGTGCTATCTTTGGTTCTGTTTTAGGTCTGGGTGGAGATCCCAGAGACGATCTTCGTTCTACCGCCGTCATGTTCAACGTGAAACCAGAGGGTACTGTTGACGGTGACTTTATCATCGGCAACGACTTCCGTCAAGTGGGTCTTATGAAAGAACTTAAAGACTCCGCTGACGGAACAGCCTTTACCGAAGCAAACGGTGGTATGTTAAAAGAACTAAGACTTTCTAGCATAACAACCGGATTCACTGCGGATAACACCATTCAGGGTTCTACGTCTGGTGTTGAGGCACTGATAGATAAAGTTGATTCAGATAGCATTTTCTATCACCAGACAGAAGCGACCGGATTTGGAAACTTTGACTCTGGTGAAAATATTACTGAAACTGATGGAAATGGAGCCGGTGTATTAGATGCATCTTTCGCTCCATTTATAAAACCTGAAATTGATCCGTTTTCTGGTCAACTTCTGTACGTTGACAACCGCGCTGCGGTAACTCGTTCAGCTGACCAGACTGAAGATATTAAAATCGTAATACAAATCTAATAAGGTATAGAGATGCCAAATACATTTACTTCTAACGTATTCTCGTCCACATATAAGGATGATTTTGTTGATAGTGACAACTATCATCGAATACTGTTTAATAGTGGTCGTGCTCTACAAGCACGAGAACTTACTCAGTTACAAACAATCATCCAAGAAGAGATTGCAAGATTTGGACGAAATATCTTCACCGAAGGTGCTGCGGTAAATCCAGGCGGGCCTAGCATTACTAGCGACTACGAGTTTATCAAACTAAACACCGCAACTAATGTATTACCTGATGATACTGATACGTTACTGAATACAGAGTTTACTGGACAGTCTTCTGCGATCAAGGCTCGAGTTATCGAAGTGGTCGCTGCTGAAGGTAGTGATCCAGCCACTCTGTACGTACAATACACGAATACTTCCAGTGGTACTCTAGGCAGTACTCCAATTCGTATGAGTGCGGGTGAGGACATCTCAAACGGTACGGTGACTCTTACCGTACAATCAACAAACACTGTTGCAAACCCCGCGATTGGACAAGGATGTAAAATCAGTAGTGCCGCTGGTGATTTCTTCACTCGTGGCCACTTTGTGTTTTCTCCGCCACAGGGATTGATTCTTTCAAAGTATACTAGGTTTCCCACTGCTGTTGTTGGTTTCAAAACAACGGAAGACATTGTCACGGTATCAGACGATCAAGCACTGTACGACAATCAAGGGGCAACCCCCAACTTATCTTCGCCTGGCGCAGACCGTTATCGCATCAGACTGGAATTGACAACCGAAGATCTTATCACTGGGGACGATAACTTTCTATATTACTGTGATGTTGTAGAAGGTAATATTGTTGATCAAGTAACGGGTTTCGATGATTATAGCGCGCCCAATGAGTTAGTAGCGCGAAGGACGTTTGAAGAGTCCGGTAACTATATTGCACAAGACTTTACTGTGAATCTTGTTGACTCTGACACTAATATGCAAGCCAATGTATCGGACGGTGTTGCCTATATCAACGGGTATCGAGCGCACGCTGAACAACCAACCGCTCTTGTTATTGCGAAACCACGAACCACGACCACTATTGAAAACGAGGTTGCTGGTATTACCTATGGTCAGTATCTCATTTGTGGTACGTTGGAAGGTAAGTTGGATGTAAGCACTTTTGAGACGCTCAATCTTCGTGACGCGGTAAATCATGGCGGTTCTACCATTGGTACTGCAAGGGTGCGTTACGTCGAAGAAGACGGAGCAAACTTCCGTGTATACATCTTCGACATTAGGATGAATTCTGGTCAGGTATTTCGTAATGTAAAATCTCTAGGTACTGGTACGGCCGACTTTGCCAACCCAATCTTAGAATCAGGTAAGGCGGTAATCAAAGAGGCTGGTAAGAACAATCTAGTATATCCTTTGCCTAGGTCTAGACCCCGATCTATCACCGATGTAGACTTTGAGGTTCAACGTCTTTTCACCGGAACCACCAATGGTTCTGGTAGTCTGACACTTTCTCTGTCTACCTCTGGTGAGACTTTTTCTAATACTAGTCAATGGATGGTCACGGTAGACTCTTCTGGTGATGTGGTTAGTGCGGGATCTCCGAGTGGAGCAGGTACGGCTTCTACCACAATATCAGGTCTTCCCACCAGCAGCGCCGTTACGGTCTACGCCAAAGTAAACAAAGCATCTCCTTCTGTTCGACAGAAGACCTTGGTCGAGACCACGTATAACAACACTGGTGTAGAATCAGACGGATCTGGCACCAAGTTTGTGGATCTACACGCTACTGATGTTGCAGTAGTATTTGCTATCAAACAAACGGATTCGGACGGTGAGGATTTATCTCACTTGTTTACTGTTGACAACGGTCAACGAGCCGGGTACTATGATAATGCTCGTCTAATCCTATCGGGTGATGCAACAGCTCCTACTGGCGGAATCTTCTGTAGATTTATGCATTTCACTCATGGTGCTGGTGATTACTTCTCAGTAAACTCCTACACGGGTCAGACTGAATATGAATTCATTCCTTCATTCCAGACAGGGCCACGATCTTCTGTGAACCTACGTGATGTCATCGACTTCCGTTCTTCGGTTGACTCTGATGGTCTATTCTCTGGTTCTGGTGCTGCTGTAAATGAAGTACCGACTACGGGCGACATCTTCCAAGGGGATATAGAATATTATCTGCCTCGTTCAGACAAAATTGTAATCAACGAAGCGGGAGAGGTAAAGAACATTTTGGGTCAGCCCGGATTCTCTTCTCAGATTCCGCCTACACCCGAAAACACCTTACCATTGTTTGAATTAGAACACAACGCATATGGTCTTCATGACTCAGATACCGTTGTGACTCCTATTCTTGCAAAGCGTTATACGATGAAAGACATCTCTCAACTTGAAGAACGTATCGACAAGTTGGAAGAAGTAACCTCTTTGAGTCTGCTTGAAGTTGAGACATCTACCTTATTGGTTTTGGACTCTGATGGTAACAACCGTGTCAAGTCTGGTTTCTTTGTGGATAACTTCAAGGACAGAGCATTCTCTGACGTAGAAAATAAAGAATACCGTGCAGGTATTGAACCCGCCAAGGGATTCTTGTCCACCCCAACGTGGGAAGATAATGTTGCTCTGGTGTATGATAGTGATGCGTCTTCAAATACCATTTTGAAGGGCGATACGGTATTCCTTAACTATGGTCATAAAGTTGCTATTAAGCAAAACAAGATCTCTGGTGTAGAGAATCTTAATCCATTCGCAGTTATTACTGGTGAGGGTAACATTACGCTTTCACCCGCTTCTGATGAATGGATACAAACTAAGTACAAGCCTGCAAATGTCATTTCCAAATCACAAACAGAGACTCTCACCGATCTGAATGAGGGAACTCTCTCTGACGGTACTGCTGCAAGGAGAGGTTTCCAAGAGTTAGAAAACCGATGGGTTTGGACAGAAGGCACATATGTTCCAGTACTAGGCGCTGGTAACCCTAGTTTTTCTGTGGCTGGATTGGCGGGTGTCGTTGATGTAAACCCCGGCAATGAGATGGGTCAAGGTGGTTTGGTAGGCCTTGATCCTCTCCTGCTGACGAGAGGATCTTTTGGAATTGGTTCTGGTGGAGGCGGTGGAGCCTATCATCCGTATGCGTACCCAGAAGTGGGTGATGACTTTGCCCACGCTGGGGGTGGATATCGCACGCCAGGCACATGGAACTGGCATGGTAACGACCAACAGAGAACATCGAATGGTATCAACCAATCAAATGTAGCGATCTCACGACAAGGTGAATACACCTATGCTACTCGTAAATTCTCTCAACAAATCGTGACGGGTGATCGTACTATTCGCAAAGTAGTTGGGAATAAGAGCGTATCGTTGACATTCTTGCCGTTCATTCGTTCAAGGGTAATTTCATTCAGAGCAGAAGGTCTGAAACCCAATACCCAATTCTTCCCATTCTTTGATGGTAAGGATGTGAGTGCGTGGTGTCGCGAAGAAACATTTACTCGCTACGCAACGACCGTCGGTGGAGAGAATTATACGGGTAATCAGTACCGTAAATCTTTGGAACACCCAGCTGGTAAGAGTGATCTAATCTCAAATGCCAATGGCGAGATCAGTGGTTCTTTCTTTATCCCATCAGGGCCTGCACGACGATTCCGAGCTGGTACTCGTACATTCAAGTTACTTGATATCAACCGAGACAATGATGCGGCGTCTATTTCTCGTGCTTCTGCCAACTATACTGCACAAGGCACTTTGGATACTAGACAGAAGACCGTAACATCGACTCGTGTCGTTCAAGTTAGGACTCGTAGGTGGACAGAAACTACCAAGGTCAAGAACCGTGATCCGTTGGCACAGTCATTCACTGTGACCAAACCAGCGGGTATGTATGTGACCAAGGTTCAGGCCTACTTCAAGAAGAAGGATGATATTGTTCCGGTTGAACTACAGATTCGACCCATGGTCAACGGTGCGCCTTCAGCAACTGAAGTCATCGCTAATGCAAGTAAGTTCTTGAATCCTAGTTCAGTGAATTTGCCTGCATCTCAGACACAGGCTGCGGTACTTGCTGCACCGACTACCTTTGAGTTTGATGAACCAATCTTCTTGAACCCCAATACAGACTACTGTATTGTCTTGTTGACTGACTGCAACAACTACGAAGCATATGTCGCAGAGACCTATTCGTTTGAACTTGGTTCTACCGAGAAGAGGATCTCTCGTCAACCGTCTCTGGGATCTCTATTCAAATCTCAAAACGGTAAGACTTGGGAACCTGATCAAACCAAGGATCTTGCATTCCAGATCTTCCAAGCCGAGTTTGACACTACTGGTGGTTATGCGGTATTTGAAAATGGCGCGGTTGAAAAGAATGACTGTCGTAGAAATCCGTTCTATGTCTCGAATGCTGATGCGACCATAACTCTAATCATGCCGAACCACGGATATGATGTGGGTGATACGGTTACTATTACAGGACTTGATTCAGCGGAAACCTACAATGGTATGTTAGGAACGAGTGTACTTGGTGATCGAACTGTTACTGAGGTTGATGGATTCGGATTGCGATTTGAAGCCGACTCTGCCTCTACATCAGCAGGTAGATTCGGTGGTGATAATGTTGTCGCGGATCGTCAAATTCAGTTTGATGCCATGATTCCGAACTTCACGACTTTGTTACCGGATGATACTACTGTATCGTACTCAGCTAAGTTTACGACAGGTAAGTCTCTTGCTGCAATCACTGGTGGACAGACTCGTTATCAAAAGGATGCTGACTATAGTTCTGAGATCGTAGTGGGTGGAGAGAACTACTTCTCTGCTCCGCGACTTGTTGCTAAAAGATCAAACGAAACCGCAAACCTTGGTGCTGGAGTCAAGTCTACCTCATTCAAGATAGACATGAATACAACCCGTAGTGATGTGTCTCCTATCATTGACGGTCAGAGAGCTTCGGTGACTACGATCAATAACTTGATCGACAATCAGGCGGCCGTTGCGGCAAGTGGATTCAATGTTCCGTTGACCTTCACCGATGAGACTGCATCATTTGGTGGATCATCACTTGCGAAACATATCACTTCGGTAATTCGTCTCGAAGCAGACGCTATCGGACTGAAGGTTCTACTATCAGCAGTAAGACCTAATGGAGCAGACTTTGATCTGTACTATCGTGTCGCTAATGATGGTGAGGATATCTTCACTAATGATTATGTGTTGCAAGAGGCAGAAAACACTGTAGCACCAGATGGATTCAACTTCCGCGATTATCGTTATTTGATTGGTGGAGCTGAAGGATTTACAGATCAGGCATTTACTCAGTACCAACTGAAGATTGTCATGCGGTCTAATAACTCCTCGGCAGTTCCGATATTCAAAGACCTTCGTGCGATTGCTCTGGCAGTATAATGGCGATCAAGAAGCTGATAAGCGTTAGTGGGTCGGATGGATTGGCACGAGATCCATCCACTGGTGCTATTGTTAATATAAATAAAGAAGAGATAGTGAACGCTCGTGCGGCAAAGAAACGAAGAAAAGAAAAAGATAGAGAGTTGCAAGAGTTAAAGAATGAAGTCGGTGAGATAAAAGAACTCCTCAATAAACTAGTAGAGAAACTGTAAATGGCGACTAATCCTCCGACAAAGACAACGATTCTGGATACGTTCACCACCTTGGTGACGAACACAAATACCGTATCGTTAGACTTGGGTGCAACAGGACGTTTGAATACAAACGAAGATTCCTCTGCGGTTGCAGCAATCAACGAGCTGGAACTGGGTATTCGAGGTACTTCCAATAACCTTGTCGCCACTGATCTTGCAGACTTCACTGCGAATAACATCGTATCTGCGCTGAATGAACTTGACAGTGACCTCCATGGATCTGGTGGTGGTAATGCCAAGGCAGACCTCACCACGAATGCAAAAGCAATCGTGGACGGTATCAACGAACTTGAAGTAGGTATTCGAGGAACGTCGAACAATCTGGTCGCAACTGATCTTGCAACGACTGCGAATGATCTTGTAACTGCTGTTAATGAGTTGGACTCTGACATTGGTGCAAGGCCTCATACCAATCTGACAACCACCGCAAAGACTCTGACTGCTGGTGTGAATGAACTTGACTCCGATATCGGTGTAAGACCTCACACCAACTTAACGACTACTGCGAAAACATTAACTGGTGCAGTCAATGAACTTGACGCATTACAGGGCAATGTCACGATGGGTACTACTGCATCTACTATTACAGGTGCGGTAAGAGAACATGACCTAGAACTAGGTACGATCACTTCCGGTGCAATGGGAACAAATGCATCTACAGTATCTACTGCCATTGCAGAACTGGATAGTGACCGTGATGTTCTTATTACTTTTGTTGAACCTAAACAGGCAATCAACACTACTGCAACAACTGTTGCTGACGCAATCAACGAACATGAAGCAGACATTGGTACGGTTGGAAACCTGACAACTACTGCAACAAATCTTACTTCTGCTGTTAACGAACTTGATGCGGAACTAGGAACAATTACTGCTGGTGCGATGGGTACTACCGCATCAACCGTATCCGGTGCAATCTCAGAACTTGAAGTAGAGATTGATACACTCAATACTTTTGTTGAACCTACTCAATCATTGACCACCACCGCGACAACTCTTGCAGATGCAATCAATGAGCATGATGCAGAGATTGGTGCGGCTTCACTAAATACTTCAGCAACGACTCTTCGTGGTGCAATCAATGAACTGCACACTGAAGTTGGAGATGCGATCAGTGGTGATAATCTTACTACGGGTAATATTGGTTCGTCTCTTAATCTACTAGATAGTGCAGTAGGTAATTTAGATAATCTGAATACAGATGGTTCTATCTCAAACAGAACAGATATTGTAAGAGCGGTTAACTCTCTTGCAGACGATATTGTACTACTAGACTCAGATGCGACACTGAGAGATAGTAGATTAGGTTCACTAAGTAGTTTAGACGCAGCTTTTGTTGGTTCCGAAAGAGATAATTTTGTCGCTGCATTAAACGCATTGAGAGCGGACATACCACTGATCTTTGATGAGAATGGAACACAACTTAACTAATCGGAGAGAACGTGACTGTTCCACTAAAACTAAGAGACAGTGCTGCACCGACAGAACTTCAGGTCTTTACATCTACTGAAGAGAACTATCTTGCGTATCAGGCTGGACTCCAACTAAGCACCGGTAGTGATGTGGCGGATCTGTATCTCACCGATACAGGCACAAACTACATTATCGGTAGTTTCACAGATACGGCATACGATCAGGCTGTTGGTACTGGTGGTAATAATGTTGCTTTGACAACAACAACTACCACGACAAATGTGCGTCAACGCCAAGGAACCGCCAGCACAAGTGGCAGTGATTTCCGCATACCTGTAAAACAAGTAATTCAGAGTAATCAATTAAAGATCCTAGAGATGAACTCTTCCGATAGAGACACTCTTGTTGATCGTTTGATTTCTCGTATCTTTACTTCAGATTATCCAGGCTCATACAAGCTTGCGACATCTGCTCCGAGTGGTGATTATACAGAGTATCTGTCAAATGTGATGACAGATACCCGAACTGATGGGACATCTATTCAGTACAACATCTATCGTAGGAATGCAATGACCGCACCTACGAAGGTATTGCCTTTCTCAATCAAAAGATCCTCTGGCGCAACGGGAACCTATCAGGGTCTTCAGTTGATGTCTGACGCTCAGGTGAAATATTCTCTTGGTCAGTTAGCCAAGAATCGTATTGCGTCCTCACAAACTGGGGTAGGTAATTATCGTATCTTCAGTTCTGCTGAAGGTAACCCAGCAGCAAATGGTTTGTCTGGTACTTGGGTCTCGAAAGGCACTGCAACTGACACTCGTCAACAGATAGTTGATGCAAACTATACTAGAACTCGTTCTTCAAACTACAACAGAACACGAACTTCTACGTATACTCGTACCTCTACCAGAACTCGTTCTAGTAACTATGCTCAGGCCTATACAAGAATTCGTTCTAGTGCTTATACCCGAACAAGGTCGAGTAACTATGCCGGTAATTTTATCGGTGATTTCTTGGGTGACTACACTAGGACATCAACACGTACTCGTACTAGTACCTATACAAGAACCAGTACGCGAACACGAGCCAGTACCTATACTGGAACGCTGAGTTATCTTGGTGACTTCATCGGAAACTTTATTGGTGACTTCATTGGTGACTATAGTCGTACCTTTGTAGGCAACTATTCGCGACTAATTGCAACTGACTACGCTCGCAACTTTACTCGTAACTTTTTTGGTGACTTTCTGGGCAACGCTGGCGCCAGTAACGCATACAGCAGAACATCTGGTGCTGAATATTACTGGGTGGTGGTTGAGTATCAAACCCTACAAGGTGATGGGTTTACTGTAGATAGTAGTTACTCTGTAGTTTATAACTTGAACGGCACTGCACGTTTGTTGTTTAGTGGTACTCAAAACACTACCAGTGGAACCGGCATTAACAGTGATGGTTCTTCTCACAGTATTTCAAGAGGAGCTTTAGTATCAACGGAAACTTCTGGTGATCCTTTTATCGATGGTTCTGCAACAGTTAGTCGTTACTATCGCATCACCGCATCTGGTACATTCGACTATACACGGGCCTTTTCGCAAAACTACGCTCGTAACTTTACCGGAACCCGAACTTCTACTTATACACGAAATCGTATTGCATCATACACACGCACCAGCCTTCGAGACTCACTAAGGACTTCTACGCGAATCTCTACACGAGAAGTCAACTACTCTCGCAACTTTGCTGGAAACTTTACTGGTGACTATTCTCGAAACTTTGCCGGAGACTTCCTTGGCAACTATACGAGATTGAGGATTAATGATTCGACAAGAAACTTTGCACGGAATTTTGTGGGTAATTACTCACGAGACTTTGCTGGCAACTACGTAGGGGACTACTCTCGCAACTTTGCTGGTGACTACCTTGGAAACTATGCACGTAACTTTGCGGGTAACTATAATCGAACCTTTACGGGTAACTATGCAGGAGACACCATAGGCTCCGGCAACGAAAACATTGAGACTTACACTCTCTATGTCAGAACTGCATAAATAAAGTTATGGGATCTACTACACTAAAACTTGAAGGTACTAATGGTGACCTCAAGGAGATTACAACCACAGAAGAGAACTATCTCGCGTATCAAGCGGGATTGCATCTCTCTGTCTTGGACTCTAGTGATGTCGGTACGATCACTCAGGTCAGCACCAATAATGCCCTAGTTGGCCAGTTCGTCAACACCGCATTCGATGACGGTGTTGGTACTCACGAGTTCGCAGGTGGTAATGTGCCTGTCGTACAGACAACAACCTCTTTGTATCAAAGAGAGGGTGTCACTGACTTTGCGGGTGACTCTGCTGCATTCCGATATCCTATTGAGTTTGTGGACAATGGTGGAACACCAGAAATACACGAACTAGATTCTTCTGAGACTGATACTCTAAGTGATCGACTCATTGGTCGTATTGCAACATCTGAATATCCGGGCACATATCGATTAGGATCGTCTTCGCCTGGCGGTACATATTCTGTATACAAGTCAAATGTCTTTGAGGATACTCTTGAGACCGGAGTATCGGGCACATCATATAATATATACGTAAAATCATCGATGACAGCTCCCACAACGATCAGGCCAGTAGCGGTCAAACGATCTAGTGGATTGACCGGAACCTTCCAAGGTCTCCAAGAGATGTCCGATGCCGAGATTCGTTACAGTTTTGGATCTCGTGTACAAACACGTATGATGAATGGTAGTGCTGGTGTCGGAACATATCAGTTGCGTACCAACATCCAAGGCGCCCCTACTGATGCGGGGACTTGGTCAGCACGAGGGACTGCTACCGATACTCGGCGCAATCTGGTAAACACTGACTACTCCGCCACATATACTCGAACTCGTGTAACAGACTCGACCAGAACTTCGTTAACGGACTTCTCAAGAGATGTTGATTATGTAGGTAACTACAGTCGTGACTTTGCTGGTAACTTCATCGGTGACTTTACCGGAGATTTTACTGGTAACTTTATAGGTGACTTTACTGGAGATTATTCAAGAAGTTTTCTGGGTGACTATACTGGTAACTACTCACGAAACTTTGTCGGTGACTACGTGGGGGACTACTCAAGAAGTTTCCTTGGAAACTATGTCGGCAACTATGCACGTGCATTCTCTGCGGTATACTCAAGAACACGAGTAACTACCTATACCGGAGATTTCATCGGTAACTATGTCGGCAACTATGCTCGCAACTTCTCGGCTGCATATACCAGAGATAGGGTCACCACCTTTACTGGAGACTTCCTTGGCGACTATACTGGTAACTACGCCAGAGCCTTTTCTGCGAACTACCAAAGAACTCGTGCAACAGATTACACAGGTAACTTTTTAGGTGATTATACTGGTAACTATGCTCGTGCATTCGCTGCGAACTACCAACGCACCCGAGCCACAAACTACCAGAGAACTTCAACAAGGGATCGTCAGACAAACTACGCACGTGCCTTTACTCGTTTGCGGATTGCAATATCCAACAGGCAGTATACTCGTTTACGTATTGCAATATCCAACAGGCAGTATACTCGTTTACGTATTGCGATATCCACTAGAATCTCAACCCGAAATTCTATTAACGTCTACTCCTATATTGGTAACTTCACGGGCAACTTCACGGGTAACTATACTGGTGACTATTTAAGAAACTTCACAGGTAACTTTGAAGGTAACTACTTAAGAAACTTCACGGGTAACTATACTGGTAACTATGCACGTAACTACCTTGGAAACTTTATCGGAAACTTTATCGGTGACTATACAGGTAACTTCCTAGGCGATTACACTGGTAACTATGCTCGTAACTTCAGCGCAAACTATCAAAGGACTCGGGCCACAGTCTTTACGGGCAACTTCCTTGGCGATTATACAGGCAACTATGCACGTAACTTCAGCGCAAACTACCAACGCACACGTGTAACCAATTTTGATGGTAACTTTATTGGAGACTATACCGGAAACTACGCTCGTAACTTTAGTGCTGATTACACTCGTAACCGTCTCACCGATTTTGCTGGCGACTTTGCGGGGGATTACACAGGCAACTATTCTCGTGACTTTAGTGCTGATTATCAAAGGACGAGGAACTCAGCATATAGCGCAAACTATCAGAGAACACGAACCTCTATATACAGTGCGAACTATCAGAGGACACGTATAAGTACTTATACCAGAACATCTACACGGGACTCTCTTAACAACTTTACCCGTATATCGACCCGTGATAATATTGTGGTTCGTTCAAGTGCTTACAGTAGGACGAGGGTTAGCCTTACCACATTTACCGGAGACTTTGTGGGTAACTTTGTTGGTGATTTTGTCGGTAACTACCTTGGAAACTATGTTGGCACAACGATTGACTCAGGAACGTCAACTATAACAACCTTTACATTATATCAAAGGACAGCCTAAACTTTGATATACATATTTGTGAATGTCGATGGAGAATATAATGGCAGACAGAAAATGGTTAGATAATGCTTTTTGGGAGACTCCTCAAAAAGAACTCTTGAATGCTATCAGTGAGACCACTGAGAACAATCGCGAGGTTCGTCAAGTACACAAGATCCCCAAGACCAACGAAGACGGCACCGAGAACGAAATGTTCAAAGAAGTGCTTGAGTATCTTGGTGAGGATGTGATTGATGCGTCCAGCAAGAAACGCCTGGAAAAAAAGCAGGCCGAAGCTGAGATGGAGAAGGAGAAACAACTCGAACAAGAACGAGCACGTAAACTCGAAAAACTGTTTGAGTACAAACTGGAAACCTTTGAAGTCCCAGAAATCAAGGAATCCAAGAATCGTCTGTTGAAGTCTAAACTCAGGCGTTCTAAGTCTATTCCTGAAGTCAACCTATACGCCATGCTGATCGTGAAGGACACTATTGATAATGCAGAATCAGAGTAAAGGATTCGTAATTGTTGCATCTAACAATGTAAACTTTTACGTCTACGCAGTCAACCTCATTGAGTCCATCAAGGACTGGTATCCTGAAGCACAAATCACTCTTGTAACCGAAGAGCGTTTCATCGATGAACGTGCGGATGAGGCTGATAACATCATCTTCTGTGATAACCATTATAGGGCTAAACTCTGGGGTATGGCGCAATCTCCATATGATATCACGATGTATGTTGACGCTGACATGGACTGTGAGCACGAAGATATTGCAAAGGTCTGGGATGAGATGAAAGACTATGATATGGTCTTTCATGAGTTGACTGAAGAGCGTGAAAAGTTCTATGCTATCCGAGAGTTTCGATACAAGGGTAGGATGGAAAAATATACTCTGTGTGGTGGCGTTTGTTTATATCGTAGTAGTAATCCTCTGGTCATGGAATTCATGCGAGAGTGGTTTGAACTGTTCAACAAACAAATGAACAACATATGGGAACCAGAGGGGTTTGACAAAAAGCAGTGGAACAATGATCTGAAACACTTCGATCAGACAACGCTGTGGTGGCTGACTGAAAAGGTAGATAAATATAAAGATCTCAAGATTGGTATCTTTGAGGATGACATTCGATGGAATTACTTTACTCAATATCAATACGAGAATCTACACTCTAAAGAAGGCAAACCACCAATCCTGAGACACTACTCTGGATCACTGCATAAGGATCGACTCTTGGTATGAAAGATGTTCCGATTGAAAATAAAGATGTTCTGGTTGCACTGGACAACTTTCTTTGGTATTATGAAAACAAGGATATCGTAGCAAAGACTCTGAGACTGCATGGCGAACCTGATAAACGGGAACACTACATATCTGCGAAATATCGGGACTCTGTCATTGCAGAAGATGAACGTCATGAGGGATTCCCCGAAGATTGCTATGCGTATGCTTTGAAGTCAGATAGGTTGCACTTTGATGATGAACACAATACATCACCATTAGCAGCCAGTTTCTACTCACGGTACAGTCAGTACAATGAAGAATTGTGCACCCTGTTATCAACACGTAACAATGCACTGACGCAACTATACCCGCCAGGCGGATACATCTCTTGGCACAACAATGCGAATGCCTCTGCCTACAACATCATTTTCTCATGGTCTGAGACCGGAGAAGGAAACTTTCGATATGTTGATGGACATACCGGCAGAGAAGTCGTGATGCAGGATAAGAAAGGGTGGCAGTGCAAAGCAGGATATTTCGGAGCCTATGGGGAACCTTGGTACAATAGAGTCTATCATGCTGCGGAAACTGACTGTTGGAGGATCACTGTGTCCTACATGTTTGATCGTAGTGACATGGCCTCTGGTCTCCAAGAGGACATTATAGAGGAAATAATGTCCGATTTCTAGTTCGTTCAACGACCCAATCCTTATAAATAAACAAAGAAAATAAATGTTTTTTATACGGGTTATAATCGATGCTACCGAACTACGAAGACATCACCATTCAGCAAGGCACAGATGTAGCAATAGAAGTACATCTGGTCACTGATAGTGACGGAGCGTTCAATCTGACCAACAGGTCAGTCGCTGCGAAGATGAAAAGAAACTACGCTGACTCTGCTGATGATCCTGATACAGTAGCCTTCAATGCAATTGTAGCTACCCCTCCCAGTGATGGTATCGTCACACTCTCTTTAACCAACACCCAAACTGATGCCTTAAAAACCCGTGGGCGATATGTATATGATGTAGAGATATCTTATACTGACAGTGATGAAAATACTATCATTCAACGAGTCCTTGAAGGACAGATTGAAGTTTCACCGTCTGTCACGAAATAAAGGAAAGACCTAATGGCTGAGAAGATCATTGTAAAGAAGGTAGTAGTCGGAACACCCATAAAACGGGTAACGGCAGGTGCTTTTGCTATCTCAAACTTGGGTGGTGTTGATGTAACTGCTACGGAATCCGATGGTTCTATTCTTGCTTACAATCAAGTAAGCGGAAAATACGAGGTAACTAATCTCCGCACTGATGCAAATATCACTGCCGAGTTTGACAGCGAACAAAATAAATATACTTTCGGCTTGACAAATACTTCTTTTACTGGTAGTATTATCCCTGATAGCAACGAAGCATACGACCTTGGTAGTTCATCCAACAAATGGCGTGACCTCTATCTCAGTGGAGATACAATCGTCCTTGGATCAATATCCTTAAAAGACAGTGGTGGTCAATTAGTCTTTGTTGACAGTGATGGAAACAAGACAGGTCTTGGTCTAAGCCTCATAACCAACAACACCAGTATTCTATCTCTGGATAGTGACACGGGTGTATTTACATTCAACGACTCTGACATTGCACGAACAGATGTCAACGAAGTATTTCACGCTGGCCTGACAGTCAACGGCGGCGCAACTGTCGATAGTGCGACCATCACAACTCTCGCCAACACAACTTTAATTGGTAGTCAAGCCACTCTTGATAGTGCCAATATCGGTACGCTTCGGGTTACAGGTAATACTGTGCTTGATGGCAATCTGACTATCAGTGGTACTCAGACGATAATCAATACTGAGACTATCAATCTAGCCGACAACACGATCATTCTCAACTCTAATGCAACCGGCACTCCCACAGAAGATGCCGGTATTGAGATTGAACGGGGTGACCTCGCAAATGTATCCATTCTATGGGATGAGGGGGAGAAACACTGGACACTAGGCAGCGAAAATTTAGTAACAACTGGTAAACTTCTCTTCGGTAATGTTTATGATTCAGAGGGGGCTCTTCCGTCCGCATCTGTCTATCATGGTATGTACGCACATGTGCACGCTACTGGTCGTGGATACTTTGCCCATGCGGGTGACTGGCACAAACTGATTGATTCGGACACCACAACAAGACAACAGGTCTATACTCTGTCCTCTGAAGTCGCTGACATCACCGATGGTACAATCACTACTCTTTATAACAGTAACTTATCTGGTGGTCAGGCCACGTTTGATAGTGCACACTCTACGAATCTTACGGCAGCCACGGCTACCCTAGACTCTGCAACGGCAACTAATCTTGCAAGTACTACACTTACGGGTGGCACTGCCACATTTGACTCCGCGACAGTAACAAACCTAGCAACAACCGAACTGACTGGATCTCAAGCAACCTTTGACTCTGCGACAGTAACAAACCTAGCAACAACCGAACTGACTGGATCTCAAGCAACCTTTGACTCTGCGACGATCACAAACATCAGATTCGACAATATTGATGCACAGACAACGGCAACGATTAGAAACATATTCAGTGCTTCGGGTGATCTGTCATATGATAGTGCAACTGGTCAGTTCTCCTTTGATGTTGAAACAGTATACACTAAGGCTAACTTCGATAGTGATTTGGGTGATGCGAATACAGGACAACTACCTGAAGGCACCAACTTATATTATACTACCGCACGAGCAGACAGTGACTTCGATGTTAGACTTGCAACAAAAACAACATCGGATGTTGCAGAGGGCACAAATCTCTACTACACTCAGGTAAGGTTCGACTCTGCGTTTGGTGATAAGACCACTACGGACTTGACCGAAGGTACGAACCTTTACTATACCACTGCACGATTCGATGCTGCACTTGCTACTAAAACAACAGCGGATGTTGCCGAACATAATAGTAATCTTTACTATACTACTGCACGAGCAGATAGTGACGCAAAGGCATCATTACTTGTAAACGATACGGGTGGTGATGGGTCTCTGACCTATGACAGTGCTACAGGTGTCTTTACCTATACTGGGCCCAGTGCGGCAGAGGTAAGGGCACATTTGAGTGCTAGTGGAGATTTATCCTACAATAGTTCTACTGGTGTATTCAGTGTTGATATAGAGGATGTCTATACTCAGGCAAACTTTGATAGTGACTTCCTGAAGAGACTAGAATCACAGATTGATAGTGCGGGTATTACCACATTAACGAATACTAATGCAACTATCACAAGCCTGACCGGAAGTCAAGCAACTTTTGACTCTGCAAACATTACCTCTCTAGGTGCAGTAGCAGGTGTTGATGCGACAACCACATCAACAATCCGTGGATTGTTCAGTTCATCCGGTGACTTAACCTATAACAGTGGAACAGGTCAGTTCTCCTTTGATGTAGAAGATGTCTACACCAAGGCAAACTTTGACTCTGATCTGGGAGATGCCAACACAGGGCAACTACCTGAAGGGAGTAATCTCTACTATACGGACGCAAGAGCAAGAAATGCAATCGGTCTGTCTGATGTTGGTGGGGATGGTTCACTTACATACGATTCGGCAACGGGTAGATTTACCTACACCGGCCCGAGTGCTGCGGAAGTAAGAGCACACTTAACTGCAAACAAAGGACTCTCTGTATCTAATGGAGAGTTCAATATTGACTCAGCAAATGTCAGAGGGATGTTCTCTGCAAGTGGAAGTCTAAGTTATAACTCATCTACAGGTGCTTTCTCCTATACGGATTCAGATAGAACGGCATCTCAGATAAAGGGATTATTCTCTGCGACTGATGCTGGTGGTGATGGAAGTTTCTCATATAGTGATGGGGTCTTTACTTACACAGGGCCTTCTGCTTCAGAAGCAAGAGCGCATTTCTCTGGTGGAACTGGCGTCACAATCACTGATGGTTCGATTGCGATTGGTCAGTCTGTTGGAACGACAGACAATGTAACCTTCGCACAAACCACCATGGATTCAGCCATTGTTGATGGTGTTAACTTTAATGTTCTAACATCAAGACATACAAATGCTGCTGGAACATTGTATTTTGACTCTGATCATCAAAAGGGTCTATCACTTGTTCTTGATACTCAGAATAATCCGAATCCAGATGTAACTCTTAATATTGGTCAAGAGATATTCCTCTATGTCCATAACTTAACTGGTGCTCAGATTGACAACGGTCAAGCAGTCTATATCTCTGGAACTGCACACGGTAAACACCCTCAAGTATCTCTTGCGAGAGCGGATGCGTCTGGAACTGCTCAACCTACTGGTCTTGCGACTATGGATATTCCAGATGGCGCACACGGTTGGGTAACTCGTTATGGTATCGTCCGTGATGTAAACACTGGTGGTCTGACTGCTGGTTCGACATTATATCTTTCCGCTGATTCTGCTGGTGAGTGGACAACAACAGAAGTCACTGTGGATACTGGTTATCCATATCATATTGGTCGTATTCTAACCGCTGACTCAACCGCTGGCACAATCCTTGTAGATGGTTTCAGTGAACACTACGAATATCTGCGTATTGAAGATAGACTGAAAGTCTCCGGTAGACTTGAAGCTGATTCGGCATCACTTCTGAATGTTCAGTTTGATATTACAACCTTTGATTCACATCAACCATATAGTGAAGGTCTGTTATATTACGATAATGCACACAAGACACTGAACTATAATGATGACATCACTGGTATGGTTCACGAGATTGGTCTCCAAGAACACCAGCGTGTATTCAACAATAGTGGCGCAACCATTAAGAAAGGTAATGCACTATACTTTAGTGGTAACTACACATCAGGCGATATTGACGTTCCGACTGTTGGTCTTGCAGATGCAACAGATGTAAACGCATATAACGCTCAAGGTATTGCTGCTCAAGATATTCCAAACAACTCTTATGGTCACTGTTTGATTGCTGGTCAGTTGACTAATGTTAATACTGCACACTTGAGTGACGGAACTAACTTCTTCGTGTCCGTGACTACACCTGGCTCACACCAGAATGCATCTCCGACATATCCAAACTTCCCTATGTGTTTAGGTTGGGTTGTTAAAACTGGTGATTCAGACAATGGTATCTTACTTGTCAATCAACAGAATCACTCTGTTCGTTCTTTCCGTGTTCAAACTTCTGCACATATTGGTACAGACTTACAGGTTGATGGTAACTTAACGATTTTAGGTAGTCAGACCACTGTAGGTACATCTAATGTAACTCAGGGTGCGCCATTCTATCGTCTTAATGAAGGTGATGCGATTGGTGAAGCAGGAACGACATTTACTGGTTCTGGCCTTGACGATGCGTTCTTTGCTGGTCACTTTACTGGAACATCTTCACAAACCTACTATGTCAAGATTGATGGTGTAGGAACTGGTGGTGGTGGCGTTGATACTTTTGCGGTTGCTCTTGGTAGTGATAGTGAGTTTGCATCTCCTGTTCTTACAAAACAGAATATTACAGGTGACGCACAACTTATTCACTCTGCGGATAATATCTCCGTTGAGTTTGGTGCGACTACAGGCCACGATAGTGGTGATAGATGGTCTGGTACTGCTTCTCCTGTTAATGTAGATACTGGTTTCTTCACAAACCGAAACACTGGAACAAGTGGTGTCGGTTATACCCATATGGGTCTATGGTTTGATGTCACTGACGAGAAATGGAAACTCGTAGACGAATATGACTCAACACCTACAGGAACAATTAACACTGCGGATTCCTCATTCAGTCTTGCGACTCTAGTTGCAGATACGTTTGAAGGTAGTCTGATTGGTGCGGTAACAGGTAATGCTCAAACTGCTTCTGCTCTTGCAAGTGGTCAAAACTTCTCCTTAACAGGTGATATCACTGCATCTGCTGTATCCTTTGATGGAACAGGTGCGGTTCAATTGACAACCGCATACAACCCTGGCTCTATTGTTAACGCAGACATCAATGCTGCTGCTGCGATTGCGGATTCTAAACTCGCAACCATTAGTACTGCGGGTAAGGTAAACAACTCTGCGACCACTGCTACTGATGCAAATACTGGTTCTGCGATTGTAACACGTGATGCATCTGGTAACTTTGCGGCAGGAACGATTACTGCTGAACTAGATCGTTCTGCAAACACTACGGTTGAGGCTGGGGTCTACGGATCAACCACTGCAATCCCTGTATTGACGATTGACTCGAATGGTTATGTTGATAGTGCAGGAACGGTTGGCGTATCTGGTATCACGGGTGTTGACTTTGATAGTTCAAACGGTACTCTGACCATTCAGACTTCCACTGGTAACTTTACGGATGTACTTACGCTTGATCCGTTTACTACTGCGGATTTGACTGAAAATACAAACCTCTATCATACGGATGCCAGAGCAAGGGCAGCCATTTCCGTGACCGATGCGGGCGGTGATGGTTCACTCGCCTACAACGATGGTACGGGTGTACTGACATACACTGGCCCTAGTGCTTCCGAAGTAAGAGCGCATCTAACCGCCAACAAGGGTCTGTCTGTAACATCAGGTGAGTTCAACATTGACTCTGCTAATGTTCGTGGTATGTTCTCTGGTGGTACGGGTATCACATACAACTCCGGTACTGGTGCGATTACCACAACCGATGGTGACATTGTCCACGACAACTTGAGTGGATTTGTTGCTAACGAACACATCGATCACACTTCAGTCTCCGTGACTGCGGGTGCAGGTTTGACTGGTGGTGGTACTATTGCCGCAACCAGAACTATTGATGTAGTTGGTGGTAAGGGTATCATTGCGAATGCAAATGATATTCAGATAGACTCTGCGAATGTCCGAGGAATGTTCTCCGCTGGTGGTGATCTAGCATACAACAGTGGTACTGGTGAGTTTAGTGTAACGAAGTTCACTACAGCAGACGCAAGAAGTGCTATATCAGCAGGAGGTGATTTATCATATAATTCATCGACTGGTGTAATGAGCTATACAAAACAGACTGCAAGTGAATTGTTGACTGCGGTTAAAACTGTAGACGGTGCATCAAGTGGATTGGACGCTGACTTACTTGATGGTCAAGAAGGTTCTTATTATCGAATCAATGTATACAATAACGCAGGTACTCTGTTAAACTAAGGATAAATAGTTAGATGTCAAGTTATCAAAAAATCGGAAGTAGATCCGAATTCATCGAATATTGTCTCCGTAAATTGGGCGCGCCTGTCATTGAAATTAACGTCGATGATGAACAAATCGAAGATCGTGTAAACGATGCTTTACAATTATTTACTGAGTATGATGGTGACGGTAGTTTCCGCGCATACTCAGTGAAGACGATAACTCAGGATATAATTGATCGTGGCTACATTGATTTTGATGAAGATGGTGTAAACCCCAACATTAGTTCTGATAACATTCTGAGTGTTCTTCGTGTATTCCCAATCGATGACCATGCATCAAGCTCTAACTTCTTTGATATCAAATATCAGATGCGCCTGAATGATATGTGGGACTTAAACACTGGTATTGGGGATCTAGCATACTTTGAACAGATGCAACAATATCTGTCTACCATTGATATGAAATTGACCGGACACCCACAGATCCAGTACGTCCAAGCGGGAAATACTTTGAACATCTTTGGTGACATTGCAGGCAGCCATGGAGATCTTCAAGTAGGTGATAAGATTTTGATTGAACTGTATATTGCTACCGATCCGAATGGAAATGGTAGGGTATATAACAACATCTTCTTGAAAGAGTATGCTACAGCACTTATTAAAGAACAATGGGGTGCGAACCTAATAAAGTTTGACGGAATGACCCTGCCGGGCGGTGTCCAGTTAAATGGTCGCCAAATTTATGAGGACGCAAAGCAAGAGATCGAAGTAATTCGTCAACGAATATATAATGAGTATGACACGCCACCGGACTTCTTCGTAGGATAATATAATGGCAACGAACCCGTATTTCAAGCAAGGTGTTCGTTCTGAACAAAATGTCTATGAGGATATCATCATTGAAGCCCTCAAGATGTACGGTCAGGATGTATATTACCTCCCACGCGAAATAGTCAACAAGGACAAGATCTTTGGGGACGATGTGCCATCACGATTTGGTTCTTCGTATAAGGTGGAAATGTACATTGAGAATACCGAAGCGTTTGACGGGGAAGGTGATCTATTCACTAAGTTTGGTATTGAGTTAAGAGACCAAGCAAACTTTATTGTTTCCAGAAAGAGATGGAAGCAACTTGTAGGCACTCGACTGTCAGAGAATAACTTCCGTCCACGCGAAGGCGATCTAATCTACTTGACGCTGTCCAACTCCATGTTTGAGATACGGAGAGTAGAGACCGAGACTCCGTTTTATCAGCTAAGTCAATTGCCTACATTCCGTATGCAGTGCGAACTGTTTGAATACAATGATGAGGACTTTGATACTGGTATTGACGCAATACAAGAGATTGAGGCAGAAGATGCCTTCCAGTATGCACTGACACTAGACTCAGCGGGTGTCTATAATAATCTTGCGGGAACGACTGGAAACTCTTGGACTCTAGGCGAAACCGTAACACAAGACTTCGGCACCTATACAATGAAGGGTGAAGTTTCCCGTTGGTCGGACTCTGATCAAATATTGCAGTTGGTACATGTGGGTGCAACAGATGGTAAGTTCCACACTTTCACCACGACCACACAGATCGTTGGTGGATCGTCTGGTAGGATATCAACACCGACATTAGTTACGCAACTACAGAACATTCAAGCTGACGCACAGAACTCAGTATTCGATGACTTTGAGAGTGACTTCTTGGACTTCTCTGAGAGTAACCCATTTGGAGATATCCAGTAATGTTTGGAACATGGTTTTATCA